ACAGTTTCAGTATATGCACTAGTTCCTTTCAATTCGTAGTAATACAAAATTGACCCAGAAGGAACACCTGACAACAATCCTGATGGAGTTGCTGTTTGAGCTGCTGTTTCTGTGAAAGAACCCGTAGTATAATTGATAAAGTAAACACCCTGTAAACCACCGATGCTTTCTTTACATACTTCGTTTCTTCCTAGAGTTAATGAACAAGGCATATATTTAATTTTTAGTTTTGTTATTAAAAAAGGTGGGTGTTGAGACCCACCCTTTAATTATTTTTTAGTAAGCTCCGTAGTATACGATGTCTTGACCGATACCGAATTGAGTACCACCTGTGTATCTCATTACAATTCTGTAATTTTGAGAACCATCGATGTTAGCCATATCCAATACTTTTACTTCATTGTAGTCAGAAAGTAAACCTGTTCCGAAGAATAAGTTTGATTTTTGAGCTGCAACAATCTTAGAAGAAGTCATACCTGGACACCATACAATCTCAATACCATTGAAGTTGAATGGTTTTTCACCCACGTTCATTTGGTTGTTCCATCCGTTTGCACCGATAGCACCACCTGCTAAAGCTTGTTGGTATGCTTTAGCTACGTCAGTAGCAACATACAACAATACATCAGGCTTACCATAAACAGTATCAGGGATAGTGTTTACAACTGAATTTAATTTGTCGATTACATTTGCAGAAGTTACACTTCCAGAAACGATGATAGAACCACTCTTAGCTGATATTACTGCAGTTGCACCACCCGCTGCAATTGATGCAGAGAATGCTGTTTGGAAACCACCGAATTGTCCGTTGGTTGCAGTTGAACCTTGCCAAATAGATGTTTCAGTTGCTTCTGCTACTTTACCACCTACATAAGAGATTAAGAAATCGTTGAAGTTCTTAGGAATTTCATCAAATGCAGAGAAACCTAATTGTAAAGCTTCCCAGCTATCTACGAATTCTTGCTTACATAATAGTAAGTTAACTTGTAACTCTTTTGGAGTTAATACTTGCTCAGAAATAGCTACGCTACCTGAAGTTACGAAATCACATGATGCATCTTGTACGATACCACTCACGTCTAATTTTTGGATTACAGATTTGAACTTCACGTTTGGCATGATAGTTACAAGCTTCTTATCCAATGTGTTTGCACTTAACAACGCTGCTGCGATGTATCCTGCTGCTGCCTCACCTGCGTAGGTAGTCGTCACAGTAGGAAGTGCGAAATTTTGTCTTGCTTTCATTTTTTTAATTTAATGATTTTAATTAATTTATTTATAAAGTTTAGATAAGAAAGAAGATTGTGCGTCTTTTGATTTCTTACCATAATTTTTTCTGTTTGATTCAGCTGATAATTTCATAGCTTCTTCTGTTGGAGCACCATCTAATTTTGGTAACTCTTCATCTTCAGCTGCCATTGCAACTTCTTCGTCTACTTCTTCATCTACCGGAGGCATCATAGTCTCTTCCATCTTCATCATTTTCTTTTCCATCTCTTCGATTCTGTAAGCCATTTTCTCCATCATCTTTTTCAATTCGATTTCGATTTCTGGTTTCTCATCTTCAGGTTTTAATTCAGCTTCAGCATCTTCAGGTAGAGTCTCTACTGAATCTGTTTCTTCTGCTGCTTTTAAAGTTCCTTTTTCGATTTGACCTGCAACTTCTGGCATCTTATCATCTTCTGTGTAAGTGCCTGCTTGAGGAATGTCTTTTACTTTTTCATCAGCCATTTCTACATTCTCTCTTTCAACTATTTTACCTTCTTCGGTTTTTACTTTGAACATAGTTTCGTTACCTTCTGTATCTTTCAACATTAAGTCGTGCATACCATTTGGTGCTGGAGTTTTAGTTCCATCTTCTGAAACTACGAATAGGTCTTCACCTACATCGAAAGTTTTACTTTCTACGATTGTTCCGTCTGCTAATTTTGCATAAGTTAATTCAACTTCATTTGCTGATAAAAACTCAACAATCTTATTTAATACTTTTTTTGCGTTCATATATTTTTAGTTTATATTGTAATAACAATGATTTTTTGATTTATAGTTATTTTTTTTATCTAACCTGTTTTACAGTTATTATGATTGATGGTGTTGCTGGTATATTACCACTTGCAGCTTCATAATATAATTGTGCGTGACCATTAACATTCTGAAATACAATTTCATAATAGTCACTTGCTGATGATTGAACAATATATTCTACTGTCATAATATTTTCATCATTATTTCTTACTACTGTTTTTGTTCCTGTGTTAGCTACATTTGTACCATTCTTTTTTAACCATAGATATACACTATCAGTTCCACCTATTTCTTTTAATTGTGCTGAGAATGTAATTGAATAAGTTCCACTATTTGCTAATGTAATTCTGCTATTAGATACAACACTTACACCTTCCGATATATCAGTTGTTTCAAAATTAACTGATTGAGATACACCTGCACTACCCGATTGAGTTACTAATGAACTGAATGCTCCAACATTAAATTGTCTATTACCATTTGCGAAGAATGCACTACCACTTTGAATTGTCAAACTACCAGTTAGTGATGTGCTACCACTTACATTTAAAGTTCCCTCTACATATGTGTTAGACCCACTATCTATTAAGAAACCTGTCTTTCTTGTTGTTGTATCACCTGTTCCTATTGCAAATATTGTCTGTGCAGATTGTGCCCTATTACCATCTTGTGCGTTATTTCTACCAAAGAATGCACTACCTCCATTTTGAGTTAATCCACTAAAACTACTTGCATTACTACCCGTCACTCCTAAGTTATAACCTGCAATCATTGTTTGATTTAATGAGTTAGAGCCCGTTGGTGCATATGGTAAGTTTACACCATTACTAGCACCTAATATTTGGTTTTGTTCAACCTGTCTTAAAAAGGACATACCCTGAGCATCTCCTGTGTCTTGACTTCCAGTTGCAGTTATTGTATTGGAGCTACCTACGAATAAATTATTTACAACATATAGTGTGTCTGCAACATTTGCAACTAAACCGCCGCTTGCATTATTAGTAACCGTAATTCCACCTATATTATTGTTATATACAATAGAGGAGGATGCAGCCGTTAATGTTGTAGCGGTCATCAAATTGTTTTGGATTTGATTTGTTTGTTTATGTAAAGTCCTATTTGCAATAAAGCTAAATGTTCCATTAACGCTATTACCTGTCATTGAAAATCCTGCAACTGCCTTTTCTGCGTTTAATGCTGCACTACTTCCTATGGTAACAGCTCCTTGTAAAATATTACCTGATATTGTATATGTAGAGGACGATACTGGCCCTCTCATAATTAATGCAGTTGAATTACCACCAAAGTAATTATTATTCATAGTAGGACTGAATGCCATACTACTACTTATTTGTGGAACATTACTTGCGTTCAACATTATGTTACCACTACCGCCTACATATCTCTTAAATCCTGCAGTTGGTGCAGTTGCATTTACAAATAAGTTATTGCTACCCGATATTATTGTATCTGCAGTATTGTTATTGTTCTTAAATACTAAATTGACTTGTCCGTTTGCTGATGCTGATATATGTGCAAATGATGATGAAGTAAATGTATTTGCAACTAAAATTAAACTACCTGAATAAGGATTTAATGTTGGGTTGATATATGTTGTTCCACCACCTCCACCAAATGAACTTGTTGCAACTAATGTAGATACATTACTGCTATTACCAACCCACGCATATCCTTCTTGTAATGATGCAGTTAAACTACCACTTACTATTAAACTACCACTTATAGTTTGATTGCCTGTGAATGTGTTAGAGCCTGTTGTTGCGAATCCAGTTCCAGTTACTATACCACTAATTGTAGAAGCAAAAGAAGCTGATAATATATTCATATCAGGAGTCGTTGGACTACCAGATGGAACATAGGCAAATTCTCTTAATCCATTTACATCAGCAGACGAAGTTGCATAATACATATGTGTATTTGCACCACTACCATCACCAATTATTTCTCTACTATCTAAAGTATTCAATGGGAAGAATTCATCAGCAAATCCCATTGTTCCTGTTCTACCTCTACCAGATGTATTCAATGAAGAACCTTTAAGTTCACCATTTACTACAATCTTATTAAAAGAATGTTCATCACTTCCTATATCAAACATATTATCTCCATAAGGAAATATACCACCTGATACAACTAATGCTACAGGTTGGTTTGACGATGAATAATCACCATAGTATCCACCACTTATAAATTGAGGCCCAAAGAATGTGTTACTACCTGTTGTTGCAAAACTACCTGTGTTAATCGTTCCACCTCCACCACTTCCGGTATCTACAGTAATAGGGAATGTTGTTCCGTCACCTTTTGTAAATGTAATTGTATTCAAACTTACACTTGCAGTTACTAATGAACTTGCAGTAATTGAAGAACTTACAAAACCTAGTGCAGTTATTTGAGAACTACCTGAAATTGTTCCTGCTGGTATTGTGCTACCACTTATGTCAGGAATAATTACACCAAATGTAGAACTATCACCTTTTGTGAATGTTAAGGTTTGTCCACTTATAGATGCAGTAATTAAAGAACTTGCAGTGATTGCAGATGTTGCATAACTTGCAGTTGCGTTAATTAAAGAATTTACTTTTGCATCATTAGACGATGTATAAGAATTAATAGACTGAGTATATGCATTGAAAGATGCAGTGCTAACAAATGCAGTTGACAAACTAGCAGTAAAGTTATTTAATGACTGAGTCGTTTGATGTATTGCATTTAAGTCAGAGTTAGTAGATGCTGTGTATGAATTGAATGAAGATGAATTTAATTTAGTTCCATCTTGCTCAATATTAATAGAAGCAATTGCTCCGTTTACATTTGGAACAATACTTGCACTAACTAATCCGTAAAAATGTAATCTTGTCGAAGTTCCTTGCACAATACCGTTGTCAGCAATTTGGTTAACAGATGCAGTGAATAATTCTAAATTTTGAGTTTCACTTTCTAATGCATCTAATCTTACATCAGCAGATTGTGTAAATCCATTAACACCTGTATTGATTGTCAATTGTGATGCAGTGAATTGATTCAACGCAGTGAAAGAAGGTTGTTGAGAAGATGTAAATGCTTCTAATGAATCTATTTGTTGATTCCAACTTGCACTATCTACATTGTATCCAATTTCATCTACAAGAGAGTCAATCATATTTGTATTGAATGCCCTTAGTATAGATGGAGTAATCGCTCCTGTGTTGTTATTGGGGAAGGAAGAATTGTTATCAACCTTCAATGCTACTTTGGTTATTTCAGCCATGTTATTTTAATTATTTATTAGTCTAATATTATGTCGAAACCTTCACTATATCCATCACTAAATCCACCACCCTTAGTTCTATTAGGAGACTGAGTTTGTCCTATTCCTTGGTTCATAAGAAAACCCTTACAACATTTTACATCGTAAGTGTTACTATGCAAACAAATGCATCCTTGTCTACTATTCTTTGGTGATGATAATCCTTTCGTTGGCCCAATATAGATGCCAGATTGGTTCTCTCTATTAACTGAGTATCTTAAATTACCATTCCTACTATTGCTCCATTTTCCTGCCATCGGTATCGTTTAATATAATAACAATGAATCCAGAATAAATCGTTATCCCCCTTGTTGCTTCTTTAATGCTTCTCTATGTAATAAGTTCTTTAAAGTAGTCTCATCTGATTTGAATGCAAGATATAGTAAACACTTTTCTAATGCCTGTTCAGTTACCCAATCTATACGGCCATATTGCCCGTCTGCAAGTTCAATAAGCGTTTGGTAATTTCCCCACTTTTTTCCAAAATTGATTTGATGTTGGGTGGCAGTTCCTCCACCTTCAAAGACTTCAGGGTACCTCTCAACAAGTCCATTAACAAATTTACAAAAAAAAAGAGTGCTCCAAATTGCACATCCATATTCACACTAAGAAATAACTTATCGTCTATCTCACCTTTATATGCTTCAATAGAATACATATCTCCTTTCTTATCTGTAATAGGTCGGTATAGTATAGACATTATCTTTGCCCAATTATCGTCAATAGTTAATTGTCCAAACTTACTTATATCTACATACGCACCATATGCAATTGCAGATAGATTAGGTTCAAATCCGTATTCCTTATTATCTATCTTAATTATTTTCTGCAAGGGATATTCTGTATTGTTTACAAATCCTTCTAATGCTATACGAACTTGATTATAATCTTCAATAGATAATGAATTGATATACTCTGCATTCAATCCACATAGATGCGATAACATTAAAGCAGTTTGTGCTTCTTCGTCATCAGCATAGTTCTTCATATCCTTTTGTAAAGTTAGATACTTCTTTAAACTTACACCACTCCAATCAGTCGGTATGGTCAATGTTATTTCTTTCTGCATATATTAGTTTTATTATGTTATTTAATTGTCTTACCTTGCTTTCTTCATTATCTAACTTAGCCTGCATCATTATCATTTTTGCCTGTAAATCCTCATTTTCTACTTGCAAACTCTTAGCGTATAGTATTAGCTCTTTGATTTCACTCTCATTCCAGAGGTTTTGATTAGAATTTGTATTGTCCGATTGTAATTGCATATGTTCCTTTTGCTTGTGCTTTTTGTGATAGAGACATCATACAACCATACCTTGCTGCGTCAATAGCATGGTCTAAACCACCTTCAGGTCTATCAGTTACATAACCATGCTTATCCGTTTCGTATTGGTAGGCATACATCTCATTAATTAAATTCTGTGAGGTTTTAAGTATTTTAATCTTATAGTTCTTCATTACTGATATACCAAAGTTAATACTATCTTTACCTTTCACCACTGGCTTCGTATTAAACCCACTACGATATAACTCCTCTATTAGTCTCGGTTCACTACTATCGCACCATATAGTTTGCATCTTATCTATCTCTAAATGTCTTAATCTGTTTATGATATCATTCGTAACCATACCCTTTTCATAAATGAGCTCCTCCAAAAATAGAGTATCACTATTCTTATAGATTGCCACAAGAGCACAGGGGTCATTAGAATAACCAGCATCAAACCCAAAGCATAGAAAGTCAGCTTCAATATCATCACATAACTCAAACTCAAATATCCCTTTATCATTTGCAGCATATTCACCTTGTCCATATATCTTCCAATATTTAGGGTTAGTTAATTGTAAATCCTCAATTGCTTTAATCATTTCCTTTGGCAAGTAAGGGTTATCTCTATATGTTGTTATAAACCTTTCGCAGTCTTGCATCTTTCTTAACCAACTGAATGGGGATATAGTAGGATTATAAGCTAAAATTATTTTACCTGATGTTCTAATACTTAACTGAAAGAATGACTCTTCGTCTATCTCACTTGCTTCATCTATAAAAAGTATATCCGATTTAACTCCTCTTAACTTTTCAGCATCATCAGTTGAAATAAATTGTATTACACTCTCTTGTAGTTTATATACTCTATCCGTTACATTCCAATCATCTTCTCTAAACAACTGCAATGATTTTAATATATCTATGAAGTCTTTTATGATTGTTCTTTTCAGCGATGGTATAGTCTTTCTTACAATCGTTATAGTTTGTGGATGTTCTATTGCTTGGACTATTGCGTATTGTAGGATAGCAAATGACTTACCACTACGCGTTCCTCCTATGTGGTGTGTAGTTCTTGCAATACTATTTAAGATATTATCAAACGTGACAGTTGTATCAATCGTTATTTCCAATTTCTTTTCTGTTTATGTTAATACTAATCTGCTGTATTCTATGTTCTATCTCACCCTTCATCTCTGTCCTACTCAATTTAGGTAAAGCATATTCCATTAACTTCAATGCTAAGTCCATTGCTTTCTCTGGGTCTCTCTTCTTAATCTCATCTAAATCTTCCTGTATTGTATTCAATGTATTGTTTACTGCACGAGCAATAGTTAGTTTCATTTGTTCTGTACTTCTATTCAATGCTCCCTTTGGTCTGCCGTTAGCATTTATCCTAGTATCTCCTTTAACGAATGGCATAGTATTTTAATTGTATTTATCTATAATAATAACACCCATATAGAGAGTTTGTAGTTAAAGCGATACATTCATACTCCACCATAATAATAATCCAATGGTGGTCAGGTATGCCACTAATAAGACCCATATCTCATCTATCCCTTTATTCTTTCTTTCCATTCTTTTATAATTGGTTTAACAAATATCATTTTTGGTTGTGATTTCTTTACTGCGTAGTGTAGATTACCTACTGCATATTTTAGTATTGCTTCCTTTGGGTTTGTTCTCGCTAACTCACCTCTCTCACTCTTTTCTTTTTGCCATAGTAATAGTGGTGCTTTTGATATACTTACACCGGTTGTATTTCCTACATGTGTCCAATTGTCTGCTAAGTAAACTGCACCTCTTCTATTCTCATTTTGTAATACATAAGTTTCTAATAGTAACAAGTCATCACCATACTTCTCTTTCCATCTTATAGCTAATTTATTTCTAGCTATCTTTAATACTCTGCTACCTAAGTTCTTTATTCCGTTATCTGGTTTCAAACAAAAACGATAGTTGTTTGCCATACTATTACTTAACTTACATCTTTGTTCTTTTGTCCAACCTATCCATCTATCTCTATCTCCTACTGCAAGAACACAACTACTGAATCCTATACAACCAATTAAGTCCATGCCATTCCATATTAACCAATTGATTCTTCTTTGTGGTACATCCTTATACTTTACATATGAATGATACTTGTTTATAAAGTCTCTAAATAGTTTATTCTTTTCTGCATTATCTACTTCGTCAAATGTAATTGCTGTATTATTATATTCAAAAAAACTCATCATACTATTCGTTCAAATCCATACATCTTAATCGTATTGCCTTCACTATCTTTAATTATCAACACACCACTATCCTCATTACCTCTTAATATAATTTGCTTATCCTTTATCCAAGTCCAATCAAAGTTAAGATGCACATATTGATAATCTATATTATGATTAGTATTCATAATGTCCTCTTGTATCAGGCACTTCCTTTTCAATCATATTCCTTGTCTTTGGCTTATTTTCTTTTATAGTTGCTTCATCCTTTCTATCCCATATCCATTGCCAAATACCATTTCCTTTTATTTCTTTCAATTGTTTATCATAGTGTGCTATAACATAAGACTTATCTCCTGTTTTCCTATATTCCTTCCATGCATTACTTAAAGCAGTTCTTATACTACAAAATCTACTACCTGCTTCATTACCATAATTGTCAAAAGGATAATGTTCTTTCTTTGGAGTTCTAGCTCTTTTCTTTTGTTCAATTATCTTTTGTGCTGCATTAAGACATTGATTACAAGTATACCTTGGTTTGAATGTATGAAACGAATCACTACATACTTTACATAGTCTTGTTTCTCCTATTGTTTTATTAAATGGTTTCTTAAACATTATTAAATGGATTGTCTAATGTGTTCTCTAAATACTTTCTTATCTTCTTAACTGATATGAAGGTTGTCGACTTTGATATACCTATCTTTTTACTTACTTCTTCTAATGTGTCCGATGTCATCCAATATAATTCAAATATCTTTGCTTGCGGCCATTGTCTAGTTACTTTCAATTTACTTAATTCATGCATCACTTCTTCATGTGCAGTTTGTAATCTTATATCCCATTCTTCATTATAAGGTACATCTTCTTCTTCATCTGGCATTTCTTCTACCAATATAGTCTTATTAAGTTTCTTTACCTTATTCATAAACCTACTATGTAAAAACTTATTACAATAGAATAGATTGTAACTATCTCCCCAAAATATCTTTGGGTTGCATTTCAAGTGGAGGTATTCAAATAATTCACTACAAAGGTCTTCTGCTTCTTCTTGGTTCTTTGTAACCTTCTTTGCTTCATTAACTAACCAACCATTAGATTGATTATATAGATTAGTTAATCTTCTATTACATTCTAGTTGCAAACTACCTGTAATCATTTACTTATTCTTTACATAATCATGAAGGAAGTCAACTGCTCTTTTCCAATGTGCTCCACTACTACCGCAAAGACAAGGTTGAGGTTCTTTCTCACCTCTTATATGATTGAATGTATTCCAAATGTAGTGTGCTTTATCCTCTGGTAATCTAGTAGTAATTTGTTTTAGAATACCTTTTAGTTCTTCTAATTGTATTTCTGTTAGTTCCATATTACTTAATAGTTTTTAATTTAGGTAATGCAACTTCTTTTTGTTGAGGTTGTACTTGTGGTTTAATAGGATTTTGTAAGTTTAAGAATGGTTTTAGTTGTTGGATATTAGGATGGTTGCCTGGAAATCCAATAGCCATACTTGCTAAGATTAAAATCATATCGTTTACTGATTGCATCTTTGACCAGTCTACCATATAAACTGCATTCTCATCTACTAATTGTTCTACTTCCTTTGGTGCTTGTGCGTAACTAACTCCCATAATTTTTATTTATTGTTTTTTGATTTATTTAATTGTTCCGTTCCAAATTTGTGTATCTCTATCTCTAATATCTCTAACAGACATGTCGTCAGATGATGTAGACATTTTAGTTTGTATTCTTAATCCTCTTAATTGAAATATGTTAGGATTTGTTGCATGTATGAAATTATCACCATACCAAATTTTCAATTCATTTGGGATATCTTTCCATATATTTTTGTTAAATGAAAATAGACAACCCCATCCTCCAAAGTTATTTTGATTGCTATATGGTTCTATTTTACATTCTTCAAAAATTGTATCTGTATAATTTTCTGAATGTGAACCAATGAAACCTATATCTAATATGTTTAACATTTGTTGCATGTAGTGAAAATATTCATTTGGATTAAAAATAATATCATCATTACAAATTGTAACATAACTATTCTTTGCCATTGATACTCCTTTGTTCCATGCAGGATTAACATAAGTATTTTTCATTTCCTTTACTAATTGTACCTTATCAAAGTCCCAACCTTGTTTTGGATATAAAACATAATCTGTATTATCTATTAAAATAATTTCATCTACGAAATCACTATTAGATAACTCTTCCAATAATGGTGTTGTGTATTCTGATTTCCAAATTGTTGGTATGATTACAGAGAATTTTTCCATTGGTCTATTGATTTAATATTTAATAATTCGTGTTTAAGTAATTCATAGTTTTCCCAAGTTAATTCAATTGGATTTTCAAAACCAATATTGTCAGTATTAAGTCTAATACATCCAATTCCCCAGTCTGTATCTATTGTTGATACATCTAATCCATCTTTTGCTTTAATGTCAACAATGGACTTCCAAACATCACCTGTCCACTCTCTACCATTATCTTCATGTGTAGTTTGATATTCTGCAGTAGGTAAACAATCATGCACTAATATAGTTCCATTATCTGAAAGATGTTTAAGTGAGTTAAGAATATCTTCAAGACATTGTTCTCTTGTATGTAATCCATCTATGAATATAATATCATACTTTACATCTTCTTCTAATGATTTGAAAAACATATCTGATGTTAATTCAACAATACTATTTTGTAATAGGTCTCTAACTGGATATGGTTCTACTCCTGTTTTGTATTCTGCATTTACATTAAAGAAATTAGATTCTGGAAATTGTACTCCTATCTCTAAATAAGAATTGTAGTTGTATCTTTCAATAAGATAATTTATAATGTCTGTTCTAAGCATGTCTTGTTAATTTATAAAGTGTATTCCATTCTGTTGTCATAAATCTATCATCTAATATTTTAATATTGTCTTTTCCTATTCTACCTAGTATGGGTTGATTTAAGTTGTGTATTGCAATTTTAACACCTTTGTATGGGTTTAATTCACAATCAATGATACTATCTATCATATCGTTAGTCCATTTGTGTGGCCATCCAAAAAATGTATCATTTACTAATGGTAGTGAATGATGTTCTGGCTCTCTCCATAAAAAATTCACTTTGTCAAAATCCCAACTATATGTTGTAAATGGATTAGTTAGAAACTTCTGGTCAAATCTAGCTCTTAATACAAAATCAAAATCTAAATCTTTTACCATATCTAAACTTCTAATTAAGTTTATTGCTTGAGTAGTTTGTTCCTGTGGTATGTATTGATTATGTTCATCTATAAATTTAGCTTCTGTAAAGTTATTATATGCTTCTAATATATCATTCGTTTTAATTGTTTGATATGTGTAAAGGAAAGTAAATACATCATGCCCTTGTTTAGTAAGATAGTCAATTACATTCTCATTAAAGGAATCCACTGCATCTTCATAATTTCTATATCTGTTAATACCATCATTGTTATAAGATACTCCTGATATGCAAATAGCTATTTTCATAAATTATAATTTTACTCCATCTGGACATCCAAATAGTTCGTTAAGATAAATCTGTCTTTCCAAACATCCACATGATTGTTTATTAAATACTTTTATTGCAATCCATCCTGCAATATCTTTTCCTCTACCTAAGAATACAATATCTATGATTGCTGATACTATATTCCCTACTTTAGCAATACACATTAGTTATTTACATTTAATGATTTACCATTCTTCTTCAAAGCTATAATCATTCTAGTTTCAATATCTCTTAAATCTTCTTTACTGATATTACCACAATCTTTTATCACTTCAAATATATGTGCATCAATTCCCCATACATCAAATGATTTGTGTAATTTAGGATGATTTGAATATCCATTCATTTTTTGAAAAGGATAAGCAGCTCTATGTTCTGAAAATCTATATTCAGGTTTCTTTTTAGTACAACCTATATAAATTTCTCCTAATGGATTAGTGATTGTATAAATTACACCATGCTTATCAGCCTTTAATAATTTATTAGTAAGAGGTCTAGTTCTTGTCGTCTGACAATCTTTACAATGTGGTTGCATCCCGTCTTTAGCTAATTTATACTTTGAGAACTCTGTTGTAGATTTTAGTTCATTACAACTTGAACATTTTTTGGTCTTGGCCATTTTGATTAATTTTTGTTATACTCTAATATACGATAATAATTTGATATTACCAAATCTTTCTGTATATAAGTATCGAGAAAAATAAAAAGCATAAAAAAGGGATTAGCTGTGAGAATTAATATTAAAATGGCACTTTCAAAATTTATAAACAGCTAACCCCAGTATATTTAGATTGTATCACACTCTATATAATTTTAGCTAAATGCTGATAGAGTATTGATTAAGTGATACATTATTATAACATTCTTTTTTTAATTTGTATTTAATCTTTTTTTAATTTCTTTTTAGATTTTATCTTTTAATGTTTAGTTGCTTTGTGCTTTGCTTTCTGGAAGTTACAACTTTTTTTTGATATTTCCTAATAATTCTTAAAGTATTTTTGTTTTATGATAATGTTCTATCTGTTCTTTGTGTGTTGCCCATTCTAAGTTAGTTACTGAATTATCAGTAACATCTGTATTATCGTGATTAACAGTAGGTTTATTTTTAGGATTTGGTATGAATGCTTCTGCAACTAATCTATGTATTCTACCATCTTTCATTTTACCATTTTTAGATAAATTACATCGTAGATAACCATCTTTTTCAGTTCTTACTTTCATTGGTTTACCTTTCACTTCATGGAATACAAATCCATTCCATAATTTTCTATCAAGTGATTTTACATTTCCTAAATTACTTACTTGATAATATCCCTCATATCCTTTTATATCTTTCCAAATTTCTTTCATAACTGTTTGCTGCTTTAAGCATTTCATTTGGGTTGAGTTCTTCTCATATCCCCCAGCCCCCTTATTCAAAATTAAGATTACTGGAAATAAGAACTCAACACAATTTCATTCGGTGTATCATCCTCCTCTATATTGCCCCCATACTTTCGTACAAGAATATATATTGTGGAAAATCTCAAAACGATAAAATGTGGATAACTTTTTTTTGGGCATAAAAAATCCGGCACCATTTACGATGCCGGTTAGTTAAGGGAATGACAGTAACCCTAACTCGTTATTATTGTATATCTAAATATTCATTTACTGTTTCAGTTAATTGTCTAATAGAAAAGAAATTCTCTCTACCATACTCATAACCTTTTTCATCTACGGAATAAAATTCCCAATACCTATCACCATCTTCTTTTGCTGGGATAAAATCAATTCTATATTTTGTTTTACTACATCTTAATTGTAGTGCATCAAATTGTTCTTGTTCGTCTTTGTTCATCTTATATTGTGTTCAGTATTCCTGTCCCCGAGTTATTGTTAATTATTATTGTATGTTCCAATTATCTATATCAATTGGTGGGATATGTTCATCATCATTCGGAATATACTCTAAATCCTCATTAGAGGTGGTAAATCCCTCATATCTTTCTTTGTTGATAAGATACATCACAAACTTCTGAACTTCCTTTAATGCCTCTGATTTTCCGTTTAACTCATTAAATCGGTTCCAGTATTCATACTTGTTTTCGTATTCATCATTCTTGAACTTATTACCATTCCTTGTTCTTTCTTCTTTCAGTTCCTTTTTTAGAGTAAGGACAAACTCTTTCATTGTTTCTAATTGTGTCATATGCTTTAATTTAATCTATCCATTCGTTTGCAATCTTATAGAATACTCTTTCTATAAGTTTAGCTCTTTCTTCCATACTTACTTCGTTTAATGGAAATGAACTATCATACATCCATACCTTTTCAATATCGGTATGAACTTCACTTCGTAATTTACGATACTCTTGTAATTGTGTTTCTAATTCTGTAATTTTATCTACCAATGATAATTCTTTTTCAATAACTCTCATTTCAATTCGTAGACTTTCCATCTCATTATTACATAAATTTTTTCGTATCCTATCAGTTTTACCATTTGTAGTATGATATTCAATATACCACTGTCTGTGTAATTCAACACAATCATCATACTTTTTTTGTAATTGTTCTTTACTCTGTCCCATAACTTATAGTTTTTTTGTTTGTGTCAATGAATATTAGAATGTCTTGTAGTGTTTGGACTTTCTGTGAATAAATTGAATTCATTTCATTCCAAGACTTCTTAGTCCCATTGAACTTCTGGTCTTTAATCTTCCATAATGCACTTTTCTTACTTGCCCAATAATTCATATCATTTTCAATATGATTTCTTATTTGTTCTACTGTCATGTTGTTTGCCCTTATCGGGACTTTGTTTTTT